TAGATCTGGCGCGGAAGAGACAATCAGGCTGCTAGGCGGAAGAGGTGCCGAGCTTAGCGATGAGGCCGCCGCCGAAGAGATGCAAAAGGCGTTGGTTGCGGTCGCGGAAGCAAACGAAGTTATCCGCAGGACCGGAGAGGACATCGGGCGCTTGGCCCCGCAGGCCCGCAAGAAGAAGGCCACAGTAGACGTCGAAGGCCTTGGTCCTATCCCCGTCACCCTTGGCGAGTAGCGCAGTGGCCTACGACATCACACTTAACGACGGGACCGTGCTCCACTTTGAGAAGCCGCCGACCGCTGAGCAGGTGTCCAAGACCGTAAAGGCCCTGGTGGACAACGGCGACGTTGACCCAGAGAAGATCGTCGAAAGGCCAAAGCTGCCACCACCGCCCGCTCCGCTTAGCCAGCGACAGCTAGCCCAACTCCCAGAGGGCGCGGCGATCACCCCGGACAAGCCTGGTCTATACAGGAGCCCAGTCCCCATCCCTGCAAGGGAGGGGTTCCGCAGGGCGACCATGACCACGCCCACCGGCACCACGGGACCAGAGAAGAACGAGACAATCCTGGGCGTCCCCATCCCGGGCTCCAGGGTTTTGCTTAGAGAGGCTGGCGGTGCGTTTGAGGCGGCGGGTGAACCCGACGTTATCACCACTGCTGAGCGAGCGGTGCAGCGGGCTGAGGCCAAGGGGGCGCTGCCGACAGAGAGCGCGCTTGCCAGGGACTTGCAGGAGTTCAATCCGTTTGGAGAGCAGACGGAAACCCCGGAGGCGCTGTATGGCCCGGCAGGGATGCAGAAGAAAACCCGTGGGGAGATTCTAGCCGCAGACCAGGGAGGCATCATTGGCGACATTGGCGGGTGGTATGCGTCGCTGATAAACAACCCGGGCGGCGTGCTGAAGACAGACCCCGTTGAGGCAGGCCTTGAGCTTGTGGGTGTGGCGGGTCCGCTTAGGCGCTTGATGAAGGCATCCCAGGCAAAGAAGGCGAAGCAGGCAGCCAAGGGAGTTCCTGAGCCGCCTCCTCCCCAGACGGCCCCGGCCCCCTCTCCCGTGGTTGAGGAGGTCGAGGACATCGTGACCTCGCCAGCGCCATCCACCACAGCCGTGACACAGCCCGTAACCCAGGCAGCCGGCGACGTCGTCGATGACTTCCAGCAGGTCATGACTGCCAAGATGTCTGACATTGAGAAGGTGAGGGAAGGCGTCATCCCGGGAGGAGACCCGCTGCCCGTCCCTGTCAGCAAGTCATTCCAGCAGGCAGTGGACCAGGCCAAGAACGATGGCATCCTTGACCGCGTCGAGGTTCTGATTGACGACGTCAACTCAGTGCCCAGGCCTCTGTCTGATGCTGAGGGAGCGGCGGTCATGCTGCATGGGCGCAGGCTCCAGGACCAGCACATGGCCGTACAGGAGCGCATCAGAGAGTTCGCCATGGCCGACCGGCTTGATGAGGCCAAGGACCAGGTCGTTGAGTTGGCCAGGATTGAAGAGAGCTTCTACAACACGATGGAGGCTCTCAAGCGTAGCGCATCTGAGAGAGGCCGTGCGCTCAACGCCCAGAAGATGATGATCGGAAAAGACTACGACGTCATCAGCATGAAGGCTCGTGCCACCGCATCACGGGGTAAGAAGCTAACAGCCAAAGAGGCGAAGAACATTGAGCGGGTGGCGTCCAACATCAAGGAGTACTCCAAGGTGGAGCAGGAGATCATCAAGAAGATCGCCCAGCGCCTTGGCAAGCCTCTTGACCAGCTAGACGTAGACGCCAACGGGTTTCCTCTTGAGGCCACCACCGAAGAGCTAAAGAAGCTAATGGATGTGAGGACATCCGCTATTGAGATGAAGCAGGCTGCCGACCTGGCCGACCTCCGTGCGCTGGACAGCAAGGGATACGTCACCAACCTTCTGCTCGATGTCATGTCTATGCCTAAGATGTTCTTGGCGTCGGTCGACCTGTCAGCCCCTGGCCGCCAGGGAATCGTCTCTCTGTCTGGCAGCAATTCTGTTGCCAACACGAAGGCGGTGTTCAGAGACATGTTCGGCGCTGTCAAGGGGGGCAAGGCTGAGCAGGCGCTGGATAAGACGCTGGACGCTGGAGAGATGTACGCATACAGGGCTCAGCGGGAGATCGTAGACGGCGACATCCAAGGCCTGGCTGGCGACGCCTTAAAGCTAGAGAGGCTGAAGGCCGCTGCCGCCCGGGGCGCTGGCGTGGACTACACGGGCATCGGTAGCAGGATCGACCCGCAAGGGATGAAGCCCGGTGGCCGGCTGAGGACATCGGAGGACCAGTTCTCCGGGAACGTGTTCGGGGACAGGCTGCTTCGCCGCATGTACAAAGAGACGGACAAGGGCGCAATGGCTGAGGCCATGAAGAAGCTGGACACGTTTGGCCGCTTCTCCGAGCGCACCTACTCGCTGCCGCTGAACCGGCTTCGCAAAGAAAAGTTTATGCAGCTAACCGGGCTGAGTGACGCCAAGACGGTGAGCGAGGCTCAAGAGATTCTCAAGGAGCTTGGCTCAAAGAACCTCAATGAAATCGCAGACTTGATTAACATGAGTACGGGCAGAACGAAGCTGCCGCTTGGCGCTGACCGCGCGCCTAAGATCTCCAGGATGCTGAACGCAATCATGTTCAGCCCTAAGTTTGCGTGGTCTCGTGTAAGAACTCTTATGCGTCCGCTTGTCGGCGGCGCTCGGCTAGCTGCGAATGCTAAGGGCAACCACCTCGACTCTGTGATGGCAGAGAGGATTGTCATGCGCGAGTTGGGGACGGTTGCCCTTAAGTGGGCATCAGGGGTTGCTCTCCTCAACGCCGCGTTTGCTGAAGAGGGATCTGACGGAGTCAACCTGGACCCGATGTCTTCTGACTTTGGGAAGATCCGAATCGGCAACACCCGATACGACGCAACCGGAGGCCTGGCCCCGATGCTTCGCCTGCTCTACCGGCCATCGCAGAAGCTGGCCACCGGGGAGCTTCGCAACTACGGAGAGGGCCTTGGCCGAGAGGTAGAGCGCGCCCTTCGTGGCAAGGCGTCCCCTGCCGCTTCGATTGGGTTCCAGTTGGCATACGGCAAAGACTTCAAGGGCGACCCCATTGAGTCCCTGCCCGGCATGGCGCTTGGCGCTGTAATGCCGATCAGCCTACAAGACATGCAAGAGTTCACAGAGAAGTACGGCGTGGCAGAGGGCGTCGCTCGCATGGCCCCCTCGGTGTTTGGTATTGGAGCCTCGGACTACAAGGATAGGAAATGAGAACGCCCCCAAAGCTTTCGGACCTGCATGAGTGGCTGCGCTGGCGAGTCAACGAGTTGGCTGTCACGCACAGCACTGCAAACCCTGGCACCTCCATGTGTTTGATCTGGGCGCACCGCACCCCTGCTGAGCAGAACACCGCATACAAAGCCGGCAGGTCTAAGCTCGACGGGGTGAAGAAGTTCAGCCTGCACAACTACCTCCCGTCCCTGGCCGCTGACCTATGGATCTACTCTGGAGCAGACGATGAAGATGACGTCCTCTACGAAGGCAGGCCTCCAAAGAGCGATGGCCTTTCTCTTGAGCTTCTACAGAAAGGCAGCCTCCGTAGGTGGTACATCCCTATGGGCGGCCTGGCGAAAGATGTCGGCCTTGAAGCGGGTGCTCTTTGGGTTACGTTTCGTGACGGCCCTCATGTCCAAGTTCCAAAAGCCGAAAGAATGAAGCTCGTTCAGGATGCACTCAACGCCAAAGGCTTTGATGTTGGGCCATCTGATGGCATCATCGGCCCACGCACCAAGGCAGCCATCAAGGCAGCGAAGGAAGAGAGCGGGTTGACCAAGCCATTCAAGTCCAGGCTAATGCCTGTCAGCCCTAGCCTCTGGGCGTGGCTGCATGAGCGGGAGCTAGCATGAACGGTGCCCCTCCATGGTCTCCGTTTGCGAGGCCGATGCTGGTCGGAGGAGGGGGCGCCGCCCCGGCCCCAGAAGGCAAGTCCTACGACTTTGACGGCGTAGACGACTACGTCCTTGCTAACGGAGCCGCAGCCCTTATCGACTTCGGAAACACGGAGCACTCGGTGTCCATCTGGGCCAAGGTGCCCCCCACGTCCGCGTCACTGTCGGCCCTGTGGTCGTTCACCAACTCAGGCGCTGCAACCACAAGGTACTGGCTGGCTATCTCTGCTAGCGGGGCCATCAACCTGTATGGGTGGGGGGACAGTTCAGGCTCTTACCCGATTGGCACCGGAGGCAACCCGGTTGTTATTGGCGCGGGGCTGGACGACGGGGCGTGGCATCACATCGTGGTGACCTATGACGGCTCAACGAGGATCCACGTATACGTTGACGGAGGGACGCCCACTGTCGTCAACCTAAGCGCAGGAGCCCTCACCTCCGACACCATGGCGTTTGGCGCTCGACGACTTGGCGGGGCCACTAGCTACGCCGCCGACTGCCTCATTCACCAGGCCAGCCTGTACACCTCGGAGCTAACCGCCGCCCAGGTCGCAGCCGTGTACAACAACAACCGACCAGTCAACGAGTTGGCCCTTACGCCAGCCCCGCGCCACTACTACAAGTTCGGCAACGGGGATGTCTTGTTCCCCACCCTGAAGGACTACGGGTCTGGCGGGGCGGACGGCACCGCATATAACATGACCATCTCGTCCATCGTTGATGGCTACCCGGCAGGGATGAGCTACCTGTTTGATGGCGTGCAGGACTACATCCAGGCCGACGCCGTGGTTAGCTCGGGCGGGAACTTCGACTGGCAGGATGAGCCGCAGACCGTATCCGTATGGTTCAAGACCACAAGCACTGCACAGCAAGCCCTATGGTCATTCGGCCACTCAAGCTCTAGCGTTAAGTACTACTACTTGCAGATCCAAGGAGCCTCTGGCGGGAGCCCTGCGTACTTCAAGGCGATCGGCAGCGCCACATCAACCGCTGGCCTGTTCGGCAGGGACGACGCCACCAGTAGCCCCAACGGAGCGACCAAAGAGGTCTGGGTTAACTCGACAGATCCTAACGGCATCGACCCAACAGATGGAGAGTGGCACAACATTGTCATCACGTTCAGTGGACAGGCCAGCACAGCAGAGGCGGTCAAGCTATACGCTGACGGAAACTACGTCGGGTTCTCCAAGTCCAGGAGCAGCGACATTGATGTGTCCGACTTTAGCATCGGCGTGTTCCGGTACGACGGCGCGTCAGACCTTGAGCAATACTTCTCAGGCAACATCTCCCAGGTAAGCATGTGGACCAGCGCGCTTAGCGCGTCTGACATCACGGCCCTGTACGCAGCGGGCAACATGCCAGACCCCAGGTCCCTGCCCACCCCGCCGCAGCACTTGTATCGCTTTGGGGCTGGAGACAACAGCTTCCCCACACTGGTTGACTACGGGTCCGAGGGAGACAACGGCACCGCAGTTAACCTGGCAGCCTCTGACGTTAAGGACGATTCACCGCCATGATCCTTCACTACCGAGTGTACCCCGCTGATGATGTGGCCTCCCACATGGAGAACCCCACATGCGTCACTACCCAGCCTCGCTACAGCCTTGATGGCACAGAGGCTATCCTCAAATTCACCGAGCCGGTTGACGGATGGATTGACCACGCCGCAGCCTTTGCATTAGTCCAGACATCAGCATGGCAAGAGGAGCCAACCCCATGAGCACAGGTGTATCATCAAGACAGGTGTCCAACTTCCCAGTGGTCAACGGCAACTTCGTTATCGTGAAGCTTGACGCTGCCACCTTCGCATCCAACACAGCCCTGCTTGACGCAGTGGTGGCAAAGGTGGCTGCGGTTGCCAACACCCTCAGCCGCCCGTGGCCCAGGGCTCCGAAGGCACTGGTCATCGGCAACCCGCATGCGACCGCTGTCGTGTATCTGTACAGCGCGAACGGGGGACACGCCACCACCACCGGCCTGCCCATCCCTGCTGGCCAGAGCCTCTACCTCCCCATCGACGAGGGGACTGCGGATGCGCTTCAGTACGAGGCGGCGCAGGCTTTCTCGGTGGCGGTCTATTTCTGATGGGCGAAGAGTTCGTCGGCAGCTTGATGGAGCAGGGCGTCCTTGGGATGTTCTGCGCCTTCTTGATCTACCTGCACATGCAAAGCGACAAGCGCATGCTGCGGCTGGAGAAGAAGCGTGAGGCTGACCAGAAGGAACTCGACAACGTCCTGGATGCCATCGCTGCCACCGCAGAGGAAGTGCTGAGGATTATCAAAGAGAAGGCAGCGGATGAGAAGCTTGAGAAGCTGGTGCGCCAAGGGGCGCGCATCCCTGCCAAGACGAAGACGGAGCCAAGATGAGCGCACGGCAGACGGCGGCAAAGCTCAGGGCGAGTCTGTCCCCAGGGAAGCCAAGGCGAACCCCTGGCCACCCAACCAAGAGCCACGTGGTTCTGCATGCGGGGAAGCTCATCCGGTTTGGCGAGCAAGGGGCGAAGACCAACCAGTCGAAGGAGCAGCGCGCTGCATTTAAAAGCAGGCATGCCAAGAACATTGCTCGTGGCCCCTCGTCTCCGGCCTACTGGGCCAACAAGGTAAAGTGGAGCGCCTGATGGAATACGTTATCCCTGCCCTGACAGCCATGTGTGGCTTCTTCTTCCTGATGTGGAAGAGGGCCACCGCAGAGAGCGACCGTGTTGAGCGCCGGGCCAAGGCCATGAGCGCAGCCGCGAAGGCGCGTGTGCATACGTCTCAGATTATGCAGCAGGCAATCGACCTGCGTAATGAGAAGATTCAGGAGCTAGACCGCAAGCGGTTGGCGAAGAAGCGTGAGCTTCAGATTGTCGCCCACTCGCTAGCCAAGACCAACGGTCCAGCCGACGTGGCTGCCGCATGGAACCAGGAGCAGTAAAGTGGCCCGCAGCGTAAACAAGAAATACGTAGATACCTTGGCTAAGGAGATCCGAACGGCGCTCCGGCCGCTGGAAAAGATGTACCAGGATGCGGGAGGAAAGCACCGCAGCGCCGAGGCAAAGAAGGCGTACAGTGATTTCTTCTCCGAGTACGAGGCCTTCAAGAAAGTAACCGGGGACAAGAGCACCGTCGACAAGCTGGCTCAAGAGCTTATCAAGAAGATCGAAACCGAGACCGCATCCGCAAGACAGCACATGGCCAACCTCCGCATCCAGCGCAGCAAGCAAGCTGGGGCTGACCTTGAGGCCATCGACGACAAGGCGATTGCCGAGGCCGAGCAGGCCCAGGCCAAGCAAGCACCAGGGGGTGTAGACCCCGAGAAGGCGGCGGATGCCAAGGCCGAGGTGGTGGAAGAGCGAACCGCAACCAAGGGCGATCGAAAGAAGTACGCGCCAAAGCAGGACACGTTTGGCCCGGAGAAGGGCAAGATGCGAGCGGGCCTTGTGAAGGCGTATGCCGAGGCGCACCCCGATGCGCTCAAGACGGCTAAGGAACTTGCAAAGAGGGCAGGGTTTAAGTACGCCGACCAATCCCTTGCGTCTCAACTCTACTACCTGGTCGAGGCCGAGGGAGGGGGAGCCACGGGCAAGGCCAAGATGTTGAAGTGGGTCAAGGGCCAGAAGAAGGGAGCAGCGACCACCGCCGCACCCAAGCCACCCGCAACCACCACCACCGCGACCACAACGGACAGGCCATCCATCCCCAAGTGGAACGGGAAGGCGGGCAAGACTGGGCCGACCCTCAGCCAGCAGCAGACGAAGGACTTCTTCGAGACGCTAAAGCCTGACGAGAAGAAGAAGGTGCTGAAGTTGCTTGGCAACCCAAGCAAGCCAACAGGCTTACAACTTCGCAACGCCATTGGGCAGATCCCCGACCTCAAGGCGGGGGCCATCGCATACAGAGCGTCTATTGGTGGGACAACGCCACCAGCGCAGACCCCATCCGCAAAGGATGCAGCCAAGAGCAGGGCCGGTGCCAAGAGCAAGCCACCCGCCCAGGCAGCGGCCGGAGGCGATGCTGGGCAGCCCGAGGTCAAGAAGGTGGACAGGGCGAGAGCCTCTCGCCAAGCAGCGGCCGCATCTGCTTTGTCAGAGAGTGACGCCGCAAACATACGGGCTCAGGTGATTCCTCCCAATCTCGAATCGCCAGCGCCGGAGCCTAAGAACGTCACGCCAAAGACCAAGGCCAAGCCTAAGGCCAAGCCTAAGACCAAGCCTAAGTTGACGAAGCAGCAGAAGGCCAACCGGGCAGCCAAGGATGCATACAGACAGCAGTGGCACGAAGCGGAGGGTGAGCGAGCCGCAGCGCATTCGAAAAGGAGGGCGCGAGCACAGGCGTCCAGGCAACGAATAGCCGACCAGGCCAGCGTGTATACAGAGGGCGGAGTGGCTGACCCCGCTGATGTCAGGACCCTCAAGGGGCAGCGCGCCGTAGACAGGCAGGCAGCCATTGATGCTGAGTCGAAGGCAGCGAAGGGCAAGAAGGGCAAGGCCAAGTGGAAGGATCCTGAGTACAAGCCTAAGGACCCTGTCGCAGGAGAGGCCCTCACCAAGTCCAAGACCCCGCACAAAGGGAAGCTCAAGGCCGCTGTCGCATCGGCTCTAGGCGTAGACAACGTGGATAAGTTGTTGGGCCAGGACTGGAACTACGAGGAGTTGGCAGACTACCTGGACGACGCATCAAAGCCGGGAGGAAAGGGCTTCGAGAAGACCAGCAAGGCGAACCGGCTGGTGGGCAAGGGGCATCGCATGCTGCGTACCGTTGGGGCGTCGGTGTCCCCAGGAACAGCCGCCGTTGCCGGAAGTATCGCGCGAGTTGGTGGAAGGTTCCTTGGTCCCGCCGGGGTGGCCTACGAGTTGGGCACGCTTGGCTACAACATCAGCCAGAAGGGCCTTGTCGAGGCAATGAGGGATGAGGAGTCGAGCGTCCTTACCGGAGTGGACCGGCGAAAGCTGGACGAGGGCATGAAGAGAGCGGACAAGAGGTCTAGGCTCAGGGCAATCGCTACCAAGGCAGCCACCAGCCCAGGCACCAAGGACACCAGCAGGGCTGCTCAAGAGAGGAAGGCGGAGATTGCAAAGGAGGACAGGCAGAAGGCCCGCCTAAAGACCGGCTCCGCTGGGCGGTACAACATCTCCAAGAAAAACTACGAAGGCCTGGAAAAGAGCGCGGTTACCGGCCACATCCCTGCTGAGTTCAGGAAGAAAGGCAAGAGGTACAAGGGGTCCCGCACCAAGGGGGAGATCGACGCCGCAGCCAGGCAGCGTGCCATCGCAAGGGACAAGGCAAAGAACCTCCCGTTCCTCAAGCGCGTGCTCAAGCGAAGAGGGGAGGCGAGCAAGGAGAAGGCGGCGTCCGACTACGAGCGAAGGGTTGCGCGTGAGTCGTTGCGTGGCACTGCGCCCACCAAGGCGGAGAGAAAGGAGGCGGCTCGCAACATGACCGAGGCTGCACTCAAGCGCATGCGTCAGCGCCGTGGAGACTTCGAGCAAGAGAAGATGGAGAGGAAGACCGCCGCTGAGTACAGCGAAGGCATGCGAACCAAGGCCAACGTGATGAAGTCCTTCAAGGATGCGGCGGAGAAAGCGCGCAAGGAGCAGGCGGCCAAGCGTATCGATGCCCAGACCAAGAAGAAGATCAAGGACATGGGCCTTGAGCTAACAGAGAATGAGGCAGCAAGAGAGCGGCTCAAGAGGTTCGGCTTCTGATGCCATACAAGAACGCCAAGCAACGCATAGCCATGCACATCAACGCCCCTGATGTGGCGAAGAAGTGGGACAAGAAGTCCTGGGAGAGGACCAGAGAAAGAGGTCCGTCCGCCGAGCCGCAGCCATCCGCGCACAGCAGGAGAGCATGAAGGCGTGAGTGCGCTCGCATTAGTCGTCGCATTAGTCGTAGCTACGCCGTGCGAGAAAGCTCACGGAGTGGAGCAAGGCACCCCATCCCCATGCACTGGCGTCCTGGTGCCGACCGACGAGGCGAAGCAGTGCCTCACCAGCATGCGCGTATTGCTACCTACATGCGAAGCTGACCTCGAACTGGTAGGTGGCACCCTATCTGCTGCCAAGGATGCGTTCAGCGTCCAGCTAGAGGCCAAGGAGGAGCAGGTAGCTACGCTGGAGAGACTCCTCTCTGACGCATACGTACCTGCGCCCTGGTATGAGGACCCTGTCCTGGCGTTCACCGTAGGCGTGCTGACTGCGAGCGCAGTAGCCGTGACCCTGGCGATTTCGAGATAAAAAAAAGGGCCTCAACGCACGGGCCTGGAGGAGCCCTTCATGTGCGTTGAGACCCTGACCAGCGGAAACCTGGTCTGGTGCATGCCTTACACGGTCAGCATGCGGTTATGTCAGGGCCGTGTCCCTGTTACTCATGGGGGCAACGGCCCCTCGTCCATGTATGCAAGGGCCATGTGCTCGTCAGCCTCCGCAAGCATGACCGCCTGCCGACATGGCTCACACCACACCTCGCCCTCGTCCCACACGTCCTCCCCGCATTCGATGCAGGGTTCAATGCGGCCACGCCTAAGCTGTCGCAGAGTGCCGATGATCTTGTCCTTCGTCCAGGATACGGTGCTCATAGGCCCTCACCCAGGATGAGGTCCATGACAGGGTCACCCTTTGGCTCGTCCTCCTCATGCCATTGCCTGAGCTTCTGCCCTTCGGCCCAGTCGTTCAGCATATCCCTGAGCCCAGGGTATGCGTCGAACCAGAGCCGTATGTTGCCGTTGTCCATCCTGCACATCTCTTTGTGCAGTTGGTCTAGGGCATCATAGATGCGGACATGACCCATGTCGTAGTCGCGGAACGGAACGCCTCTCCTCTCGGATGTGCGTGCCGCATACGTTTCGGCTGCGTTGATGAAACCCATTAGAACGGGATGTCCTGGTCATCGAATGCGGGCGGTGCCTGCTGTGCTGCCTGGCCTGCCGGCTCGTACAGCTTGACCTTCACCTTGTCCCCATACCTGGGGTCCCGCTCGACTCGCGTATGCACCGTGAGTTCACAGCCGATGAGTTCCTTCGGCTCATCCCACGACAGCGCACCGCATGCGACGGACAACTGCTCGACCATGCCACGCCCGATGTCCATCGCCGTGATGGACGGATGCCAGAACAGATGCCACTCGCGAATCTTGCGGCCGGCATACGAGCCACCCACAATCTCCATCGTGACGTATAGGTTCTTGGCAGCGTCGCCAACCCTGAGCCGACCAGCGCATGCATCGGGGCAGCCCTTCGACACGAGCCATGCGAGAGACTCGTCATCGATTTGCTTGCCCGACTTCACCGCCGAGTACTGTGCATCCGAGATGCGTACGTGGTAGGTGCCCTGGGGGACAGGCGGCTGGTGCCGCTTGCTCTCCTGGTTGCCCTGGTTTCCTGTATGCTTTCCTGTGGTAAATCCCATGTGATTTCTCCTAACTGGCGAGCCAGTCGTTAATTGCACCAGCCCCTTCGGGAGATGCGAGGTAGTCCATCAGCGCGCTGCGCTGCTGTGTTGTCATGCGGGAAGGCCGGGGCCGTCCCATTGCTTGGCAGAACTCCGCCACGTCACCGTATGAGCGGCCCATGTCGGTAAGCTCAGCACAGAATGCCTTGCGCTCACCCTCCCAGTTCCGGTCCTTCGGTGGCTCAGGAAGAGCCCATGCAGGTAGGTCAGGGGTCCTAACCCATCCCCACTTGTTGCCAAGCTTGAGCTTCTCATAGCTCACGCCGTCATGCAATGCCGAGTGGTGGTCGATGGTCTCATGCCACTGCGTGCCGAGCCGCCAGAGGTAGCGGCCAACACCCCATCGCCGAGCCGCACGCTTGAACGCATCCGATAGACCGCCCTTCACGGCCTCAATCTGTGTGTTCTCGCTGCCGTCCCACCTGGTGACGCCGCCGATGGTGATACCGCATAGCAGCCCACCCGTAGGCCCCTGCTTGTAGTCGCATGACCAGTCGGGCGCGACCTCATCGAGACGGTCCTCGATGGCATCGACCTTCAGGTATGCAAGCAGGGTGCATGACTGGCCTGTCTTGGCGACACTGCCAGGTCTCCACTCGATGCACTGTGGTGGGAATGGGTTGCGTAGTAGCTCCAGGGTCTTCTGCATGTCACTCATTGTCTCTCCTCCGATGTGCTCTTCAGCACGGATACGATGTACTCAATTGCTGAGGCTGGCGTGTTGAACATGCCAACCAGGTCTCCCGATATGCGTAGGCCGTAGCGTCCCGATGGCTCGTCTGTCACCTCGATGCCGTCGTTCTCCATGCCTACAAGAAATGCTGCGATGTTGTCGTTGTCCACGTCTCTCCTATGGGAACATCTGTGATGGGCACAACAACGCATCGCCAACGATGTTGGTGCCAGCCATAGCGGATGCGACTCGGTTGCGCCGCAGGCCCTTGAGCATGCCGTCTTCATCGACGAGCAAGATCATCCCAAGGCCGCAGTCCACCACCTCGACGTATCCACCTACGTATGCCTGAGCTTCCTCAAGCGTGAAGTCCTTCCCATTCCTGGGAATCACATGCTCTTGGATGCCGTCAGCCTGGATGCGTACAGCTAGGTCTCGTGGGTCTTGCTTGCTCATGCGTCGTCCTCCATGTCACGCATGCGCTCCATCTCGTGGTCGCCACGCCCATCCTCTTCTGCATGCCATGCGCACATGGTAGAGCCTCCGCCCTCGGAGCGTTCATCGCACCCGAAGACATCGCACTGCTCGTCCTCCTCCATGGCCTCGATGAACTCTTCGAGTTGCTTGCGGTATGCATCCGTCCTCCCGAACGGGTTGCAATCCATGGCGTTGAGGGCGAACTCCATGCTCTCTACCTCCCGCTGCCTGGCCCACTGCACGGCCTCCCGTGCATCCACTATCCCGCATGCATCGAGGTCGTGGATAAGCTCAGCGTCGGTGAGGGACTCGTCCATGTATGCACATGTGCCTATGCCAACCAGCCTGTCAGTGCGGATGGCCTCTACCCTTGGGTCATTCATCTGCTTGTATGCCTTACCCATGACTAGAACTCCTCCGAGTCGATGATGAGGCTACGCATGCTGTGGAACACACGCTCCAGCTTGTCCACCCTGAAGGCCAGGCCATCCACGTCCACCGTATGCACCTTGGTGTCCGTGTCTGCCTCGCCTGACATGGCCTTGACCTTCTCCTCCAGCGTATGGATGCGGTCCTCGATATGCGGAACACACCGCTCAACGACCTCGACGCCTTCGAGCACCTCCTCCCGAATCTGGTCCATGTCCAACTCACGTATGACGTTCTCGGCCAGGTCGTGCATGTCCATGTTGTCCATGACCTGCTGGGTCACATCCCACATGTCCATCTCGTACACGACCTCGGTTGCCAGGTCACTCATGCACAGGTGGTCGGGGAGCTTCTCCGCCATCAGCGAGAGGGATGACTCATCCATGGCCTGGACGACGAGCTTGCCTAGCTCATACATGTCGAGCCGTTCCGACAGGTCCATCTCGTTGAGCACAGCCTCGCAACGGTCATCCACGTCCGACCATACGTTGTTGTCGAGCCACTCGGTCAGGTCCTCCTTTGCATCCGAGCGCAGTTCAATGCGTATCTCCCTCTTCTCCTCCTCCGTAGGCCATGCCGTCGGCGCATCCGACAGGTCATCCAGCGCAGAGGTCAACTCCTCGATGGCATGCGTTGCATCGGTGAGCCTGTTGTCGTGGTCCTCCAGCGCATCCCCGACCTCGTTCAGGTCCACCGGCAGGTTGGCCAGCAAATCCTCGAAGCCCTGGATGCGCTCCTGGGCATCGTGCAAATCCGAGAGGTCGGACTCGAACTCCATGAGCCTGTCATCCAGCTTCTCCTTGGCGAGGCCCCTCTCCTCGGTGATGCGCTCCTCGAATGCGGTGGTCGCCCCGTCGATGAGGTCCTCAAGGTGTGTCTCCACTGCGGATACGTAATCCTTGAGCATGGACATGTTGTCCTGCGCCTTGACCACGGCCTTGATGGTCTGGTTCACAGCCTTGGTGTTCTTCAACACACCCATGCTGTTCTCCAGGGTCCTCTTGTTCACCGCATGCACAGCCTCCGATGTCATGCATAGGGTTTGTACAAGCTTGCCATTCGGCAGGGAGTTGTTGAACTCCTCCGGCGACCCTGCCTTGGCATCCAGTGCAGCTACCCGCTCGGCGAGGGTGCGCTCATTCTCCTCGAAGCTCTTCTCCACATGCGCCTGGAGCTTGCGCTCCATCTCGTCATCGTATCCCTGCCCCCACTCATCGCATGCGGCCTCAAGGCCAGAGGTTGCCAGGGTCTTCTCGAACTTCTCCACTGCGTCGTTGTCACTCATGCTCATACCCTCCTGGGTGTTGTTGTTGTTCTCATCACTCATGTTGTTGCTCTCATCACTCATGCTATTGCCCTCCATAGGCTCAGTTGCTTCGCTCTCACTCATGCCTCGTCCTTCCCGCATGCAGCCTCGTGTGCATCCCAGTCCTCGCTGAACCAGGAGTACTCGTAGTCCATGCTGTGCTTGTGCAGCAGGTCGTAGCTCAGGCTCTCACCCATGCGGTGCCACCACTCGCCAATCTCCTCGGGGATGACACGAGGGTTCTTGACCCCGATGAATGCACGCCATGCGGTCTCGGTCGTCGGGTACTGCATGTCGAGCCCGAACGCACGGTGATACATGCACATCCGAATGAAGAACTCCTCGAAGGTGGCCTCGGTCACCTCCTTCATGCCAAGCACCGCAAGCTGCATGCTCTTGTGCAACGACTCACTCACATCCACGTTCAGCTTCATCACTTCACTCCTTTGGCCACATGTCGGCCGTAATGGTCATGCCTTGGGAAGCCGATGAGCCCATTCCCATCGCACTTAAGGCATGTATTGCAATCAATCGGTTCGCCCAGCTTGGTCGGGCATACGGTGCCAGTCACACCACGCACGGTGAACGTCGGCTCATCGTGGTTAGGGGGCAGGATGACAGTGCATCCCCACCCACGAACCCACGCATGGATGAACTCGTCTGCGTTGCTAACGCTAGCCATCACCCTGCCCTTGAGCCATGGCGCTCTGCCCCACCCATGCGTGTAGCCGATAGGCGTGAGCCCCTCGTCCTCGATGGTGTCGAGCAACTCGCATGCCTCATCCTCCGTGAGCCACGAGATGTCACCGAGGTCGCTGACCCTGACCATGCGTGCTGACCAGAGCCGGTCATCGAGTGCCTTGCGAAGCGAGGTATCCCCTCCCCTCGCATGCTTCTTCGCCTTGGATTGGGCTGCCATGTTCGGCGTCCCATCCCATGCGTAGCACCTGATGTTGCCCGCCGCATTCTTCTTGGCCCATGCCTTGTCGGACTTGGCCTTCATGGATGCGTGGAACAGCGAGCACTTGGAGTGAGCGCATGAAGCACGCATCTCTTTCTTCGTGCGACCGATGGTCACGGTCGGCACATCCCCGGTCTGCCTGTTGCGAGACCTAGCCGTTGCGAGAATACGCATGACTACACCTCCCCCCCGAGAACTCGCTCGATGGGGGAGACGATGCGGCCCTCGTCGCATTCGGGGCAGGGGTAGTCCGCATCGGGCTCCACGCATGCGGTGTACCCACAGCCAGGGGCATCGCAATCCGCATACGTCAGCGCGACGTCGAACATCTGGTTGTATGCGGCAGTCAGCACGGGGTTGCGCATGTACTCATGCAGCATCTTGCACTCGTCATTCACCGCATCCCTGAACTCTCGCATCTCAAAGCACGGCCAGTGCCGTGGCCCCGCATCCACCGCATGGTGGTCGTACTCCATGATGTGACGCCAGTCGTCCACGCTAGCGCATGCCAAATCCACAGCCGCAGCCGCATCCTTGAGTGGCCGCTTCAGGACCGTGATTAGGCCGCCTGATGGCAGGTGACTCAAGACCCACTCGTTGCGAGTCTTTGCCTGTCCCATGTCAAGCACCGGCATGTGAAGGGCCATCTTCCCATCCCATGCCTCCTTCGTGTAGCCCTTGGCGAGTCGCCAAGACCATCCCGTATCCAGGGTTGGGTCGGGCCACCGTATGCGAATGTCAACTCTCTTCATCGTGTCCTCCTCGGACTTATCCCCTCGCATGAGGGGGAAATTTGGCGGGACCACCCCGCCGAAAACCAAACCACCCCACCAGGGGGTACAGCTAAAGCTGCCCCCTGGTTGGGGTGTACTCTCACGTGTCCTATGCCTGGTCGGCGTACGGGTGAAGCTCGAGGTCAGCCAGTAGCTCTGGCCCATCGCATGCGTCCGCACTGAGCAGCTTGGCTAGCTCTTGGATGCGTGCAAGTCGTGCCTCCTCATCCGTCGTCTCGAACACGGTGTATCCGTGGCACGAGTTGCCAATCTGCTCTCTCGTCTTCGCATCTAGATTCTCAATCATCTCATCCTCCTCGGATGTAGTCCCTCGCATGAGGGGGTAATTGCAGGAACATCCTGCTCCATACATGCGACAAGTGGCGTCGCATGCATGAAGCAAGGGGCCGGTGCTCAGCCGACCCGCATGCATTAGCGGCGAGGGTTATCTCGCATGTGGTTCTTGGCCATCTGGCTCGTGAAGTGCATGGCGATATGCGAGAGGGCGTCGGGCAGCGTCCCGCTTCCGTGGCCCATGCGTAGCTCCTCAAGCTCGCATGCCAAGTAGCCCGCGAAGCATCGCAAGCCGAGGGCCTCGTCTTCGCCGAACTCGTATCGGGAAACGGGGTGGTCCTCGATGTGCTCAAGCAGGTCGATGAATGCGTCAAGCATGCGAACCTTCTCATCCACATGCTGCTGCATCAGGTTGGCGCCGATGGCCTCGCATTTCATGCGTCACCTGCCTTCTGCCACTCACGAATGGCATTCGCCATGATGTCCATGCGCTGGCTGTCGCGCTTGTCCTTACGCATGCGCTGGCTGCGCTTGTTGTCGGCGACCCATCCCTTGGCGATGGCGATGTTCTCCGGCGTTGCATCCGCGATGACCACGGCCATCGTGATTTCCTTTGCATGCGTGGTCGCATGCTTCTTGCTCTTACTCACAGTGTCCTCCTTGGACCGATTGCATAGGACCAATCCCATGCCTGATACACATGAGTGCGACATGCTGTGTCGCATGCCGTCACTCATGTGCATCGAGCAGCGGACCGGCTCAGGACGCATGCCTGAGGGTCATGATGGCACCAAGCACTCCCTCGATAGCCTCCTTGGCATGCGCCTCGTCGCCCTCGCATGCGGCGAGTAGCTCTGGGCTCGGATGCTCCACGTACAGGTAGAGCATGCGCCAGGTGGCGTAGTACATGTCGTCAGGCATGACACGAACCGCATGCGCTAGGCTCGGCAGTTCACTCATGCAGATGTCCAGCGGCTTGCGTGGCCCCCTGTCCATCAACACATGCATGAACTCTTGCATGAGTACCGTCTCGCATGCGGCGACCTGGCTCGCATTTCGCGGACGCACTGCCATGCGTAAGGCGTCGTCAAATTTTCCCATGTTGTCCTCCTCGGACCTAATTCGCATGCCGGATTGCATGCGACGTTGACGCACGGATATCCATGCACCAACGCCGAATGGCGTTGAGGGACCGAAGCCCCCCAACGCATCCGAACGTGCTGGCGTTAACGCCTATGCGAGGACGGCGGCCATCGCCTTGGCGACAGCCTCGGCGACGATGGCTGCCAACGCATCCGCGTCAACCCCCACGGGCGCATCCTTCGCGACCTCGACGACGGCCTCGGCCTTGGCCTCGCTCACGGCCTCCTGCGTCTTCGCGGATGCCTTGGGCTTCCGGCCCTCGGCGATGGCCTTGCCCCATACGCCACTCCTCGCGAACCGGCGACCAGCGGCCTGGAGCGCGGCGGTCTGGGTCTCGCATCCCTCCACGGGCACGAGAACGCGGATGCCCTTCCGGCCGCGAGGCCAGTCGTAGATGCCGAAGGTCATCCCCTCGCATTCAATCGCGTATCCGCCAAGCGGGCCACTGCCCTTCATCGGCGGCAGCTTCTCGCCAATCGCCCACCCGTCGGGCATGCACTTCAACGCGAGGTCACGCAAGCCCTTGGCCGTCTGGACGTCGACCTCGCTGTACGTCAGGCATGCGTTTCGCGCATGCTTAATCGCGGGGTTCCAGACCGCGTAAACGGCTCGCTTGTCGGTCGCCTTGTATGCGTAATTCGCGGGAGAGTTCTTTCGCTTCGCCATGGTGTCCTCCTCGGACGTAATGCGGCGCCTCGCAACGACGCACGGTGCGACGAGACGAGAACGCCAAATGAGCCACCATCATTGCACGCCGTTTTCTCTCCGTCAACCACTATCGATTTCCCCAATGGTTTCGGAGAGTTACACAGGGGCTCGTGGTGTCTGAGAGAGGGTCGGGCGTCGCGTTGCGCGTCGTGATTGCGAGGGGGTGGGGGGTGACATCCCCTGGCTTCCCTGCCCCGGCTAACGCATGCATTATGCGCGCCCGGGTCGAAAAGAGTTTTGAGATCGTCGAAAGCGGGGGGTTATGCCCTCCTGACGCGGCCCAAAAAATCAGCAACCCCCTTGCCCTTTACTGAGAGATACAGTATCTTACGGTCAACAGGAGGTTGAGATGGATGAGTCAGTAATTCAGCACAACTTGAAGGAGGTCCGAGAGTCCCAGGGTTTTACTCAGGCTAGCTTAGCTTTGCGTATGGGTGTGAGTCGTTCGTACCTCTGTCTTGTTGAGAAGAAGGAGAGGTCTGGTTCGATTCATTTCTGGTGCAAGGCTGGGAAGGTTTTGGGTGTGTCCCTCAATGATTTGCTGGGAGATAATCTTGAACCGATCATCCTCTAATTTTTTCCCGATATATAGATATCTGAATATCTGTATATCTGAGGTTTTCTAAGAAGTATCTCTAAGTACTAGAGATATATATATATTTCCGCGCGCACGCGAGGGAGGTGTCAGATGATTGATGATTTGCCGAGGTCTACAGAGGCAGAAGGGAGTGTGTTGAGCACGCTTCTCGTAGACCCATCCTTGTTCGAGGATGTTGATGGACGAGGGCTTCAGCGGGGGGACTTCTTTCTCTCCAGGAATGCTACGTTGTGGGACGCTATGTGTTCACTTCACGCTACGTCGAAGACGTTTGACGAGGTGAGCATCCGTCAGTGGATGATGGACAAGGGAGTGTGGGAGTCCTTTGGTGGCGTTGTTCAATTGGGTTCGATTTTGGACAAGGCTCCGTCGAAGTCGAACTTGAGCAACTATGTGGACATCGTGTTGGAGAAGAGCGCCAAGCGCGCCCTTATCCACGCAGGTGACGACGTGGCTGCTCTTGGTCGGACTGATTTGCCTGCTGACGAGGCCATCGACCAGGCCGAGGAGATTCTCAGGGGCATCAACTCCCGAGGGAACCTGGGCACAGGCGTGGCTGCGTACGATGGGGTTCGAGACCACATCGACTACGTACGCTCTGTCCAGGACGGGACGGCTGATAACACGGTCATACCCACGGGTATTCAGCCCTTGGACACCATCTTGGGTGGTGGTCTCAAGCCTGGGTGGCAGGTGGCTGTGATGTCGTGTGCAGGGCACGGCAAGAGCGCGCTGAGCATCAACAACTTTGCTCTGTCAGCGGCCGAGAAGGGGTTTCCTGTTCTTATCTGTAGCTACGAGATGGCTGCCAGGCAGGTGTACGGCCGGCTTGTTGCGACCAAGAGTGGCGTGCCTTTGCATGTACAGACCAAGCCAGAGATGAACGCGCACGATTACTCTCGTGTCATGGGGGCCGCTGACATGCTAGCCTCTTTGCCCATCAAGATTGAGGGGCCACAGTGCGGGACAGTCGCAGCGATACGAAGAGCAGCCAGGAAGATGAGCGCAGAGCACAGCAAGCCCTGCCTCGTGGTGGTCGACTATTTGCAGCTTATGCGCGGCGGGTCGTCCAGGCGGGACTCTACCCAGGAAGAGGGCATCTCGGCCAACAGCCGAGGTCTAAAGCTCCTGGCCGTTGAGTTAAACTGCGTCGTCGTCGTGCTGTCTCAGCCCACCTTGGAGGCTAAACGCAGCAAGAAGCGGCCTTCTATCAGCGACGCAAAGGGCTCTGGAGCCATCGAGGATGACGCTGATGTGGCTCTTGTTCCGTGGATTCCGCACCGTGTTCAGCCTGGGATGAGCCGTTCTCTGGCCGAGATTGGGATGTGCAAGTTCCGAGACGGCGTGATGACCGACCTTGGCATCGACGAGGTGTGCTGGTCGGGTAGCCGTATGCGTTTCGAGCACATGACGCCGGGGGTTATCTGATGAACGAGGTCGACCGACAGTTCTCGATGGGCGTAGACCCTGGGTATTCGGGCGCTATCGCCATTTTGTGCAGCGAGGGTCGCGTGGTGGCCGTTATCAGGCTCGACGACACAGAGCACGACGTGGCGACCCAGGTGGCCATGTGGTCTCGCTACATCAAGATGGCTTACCTTGAGAAGGTGAGCGCCATGCCGAGACAGGGTGTAGCGTCTACGTTCAAGTTCGGCACAAGCTACGGGTTCTGTCGAGCCCTGCTTGTCTGCCACGCCATCCCGTTTGTGGCGGTGACCCCTGGCACGTGGCAGAAAGCGATGAAGTGCATGTCGAAGGGTGACAAGAAGGTGACGAAGGCTGCAGCCCAGCGTTTGTTTCCTGGCCAGAAGGTGACGCACAGGAACGCAGACGCTCTGCTTATCGCCGAGTATGGGAGGCAGAAGTGGTCTTCTACGTGATGTTCTTGTGCGCTCAGGCTTCTGTCTGGCCTTCCCTGGCTCTTGGCCTGGAGCGTTACGAGACTTGCGTCGAGGTGGGCGTGGCTGCTCACGATGGCGGCGTTGACCCGGCTGTTGCGGTAGCTCTGTCGTATACAGAGAGCCGCTTCAACCGGGAGGCCGTTAGCTCTCGTGGGGCCCATGGCCCGTTGCAGGTCAAGCCTGTGTTCCACTGCGATTCTGGCCGTTTTGAAGGCTGTGACTTGATTAAGTCAGGGATAGGGGCCATAGTCCGGTACCAGAAGAGATACGGAAGCAAGTGGCTATGCCACTGGAATTCAGGGAATCAGTGCTACAGGAGGAGCCGTGCATTCGCCAAGCTCGTCCGAAAGCGCATCAGGGTTCTCAAAAGACCAAGAGGAGCCAACTGATGGCGACCGAAAAGAAGAAAGCTCCAGCGAAGAAGAAGGCCCCCGCGAAGAAGAAGGCTACATCGACCGAGGCATTGCCGGTTGGCCGCCCTCGAAACCTCGTGAAGCTGACGGTGTCGGATGTGGACCAGCCGCTGGAGGATCTCCTGATCGGCCTGTCTACCCGCATGGGCGTTTCGCCGGAGCGCGTCGTTCTGTTCATGCTGGACCACTTCAAGACCCTTTCTCGGGTCCATGGTCAGTTTGGTCTCGTGCAGCTTCTGGAGCGACACCGTGGCTAAAGAGGTCATTCTTGCCGAGGCTGGCGATGGCGAAGAGATTATCGCGCAGCCGCTCTCTCAGTTTGAGATCATCGAGGGCCTTCTGGCGGATTGCCTTCAGGAGATCAAGCGAAGCGTAGACGTTTTGTTCTACAACCCCGGCAAGATGGAAGAGCGCACGAACGCAATGGCGACCCGGGCTATCGCCATGGCCGAGGTTGGCCAGTGCCTTCAGATGCTGTCGGGGGTTAGCAACAGCGCGCTCTCGAAGCGTCACCGCATGTGCCGTGACGTGCTTCGCCAGATGAACAAGCGCCTGATGAACAACGCCCCTCAGAACGAGGTTGGCCAGGGGTTTGACCTCCCGAAGTTCGGCCTAGACCTGGTGTCGTTCATGACGACGTATCACAAGATCTTGTCCTCTCATCAGCCCACCAGAGAGCAGACGGTTCTATGGAGGAAGTTCTGCCGTGGCCAAGCGTTGCCCAAATAAACTCACGCCCGCAGTGGCTGAGGACATCTACGCTCTCGCCAAGAGAGGGTTCACCCTTCAGATGATCGCTGACGCCGTTGGCATCAGCAAATCGTCTTTGAAGTCCTGGGCTTATCAGGGCAAGAGCACGACCGCTCACGAATCCTTGCAGGAGTTCTCGTATCGGTACGAGGCCGCCCGCAGCGCAGCCCGTGGCGACATGCTGGAGCAGTTGATCGAGCACGGCCAGAAGGATTGGCGCGCTCTAGCCTGGGCTCTTGAGCGCACGACTGACGAGTTCAAGATGAAGTCTCGGATGTCTCAGGCGGCCCAGGAGCGCATCGACGAGCTTACGATCGAGAAGGCCGAAGCGGAGCTTGAGTATGTCAGGGCCAAGACGAACTCGCTCAAAGACGGCGTCGTGTCAGAAGGGGACATCGCTGAGGAGCTTGAGCGAATCCAGCGCGAGCAATCCGTTAACTAATGGCGACGGACCCCAGAGTCCTCCAGGAGATTCAGGCGTGCGCGAGGGACTTCCACTATTTCTCCCGCTACCTGAAGATCGTCGACAAGAAGGGCAACGTTGTCCCGTTTGTCATGAACGACGCCCAGGAGCGGTTCATGGCGAACCTGGAGGAGAACCCCTGGGTCTACATCCTCAAAGCTCGCCAGCTTGGCATGACGACGGTCGTGGCGGCTCGGAACTTCTGGAGGGCCCTGCTGACGCCCAACTTCAAGGTGGGTGTTCTTGCTCATCAGATCGAGTCCGCAGAGTCGATATTTGATATCTACAAGCGGTTCTATACCTATCTGCCGAAGTTCCTTCAGTTCTCGACAGAGCGGTCGAACACGCGAGAGATGCGGTTCTACCACGGCGGGATGATCAAGGTTGCGACTGCGGCCTCTGAGGGTATTCGTGGCACCACGCTCCAGGCGCTTCACTGCTCGGAGTTTGCGTTCTGGCCAGACCCTGAGAAGACGATCGCGTCTACTTATCCGACCCTGGGGCCCAACGCGGAGATTGTCCTGGAGACCACCGCGAACGGCATGAACGACGCCCACCGCATGTGGGCCAGCGAGGAGAACGGGTTCAAGAAGGTCTTCTTCCCCTGGATGGAAGAGCGCGGCTACTACAAGAAGAAGTACAAGGGCCAGCTACATCCGAAGATCAAAACCTATGCCGAGGACTTCGAGCTAACAGATGGCCAGGCGAACTGGCTGCACGAGACCTACCAGGTCAAGTGTATGGGCAACTGGAACACCCTTCTTCAGGAGTACCCGGCCACAGCAGAGCAGGCGTTCATTACGTCTGGAGAGAAGTTCTTTGATGTGATCTTCCCGCACGTGCAGTGCCACCATGGGTACCGCACGTACTCAGAGCCCCAGCCCTGGCGCGTGTATGCCATGGGCGTTGACGTGGCCTCTGGCAGCCCCAGCGGGGACTTCTCGGCCTTTTGTGTCATGGACGTGACAGACAAGAAGTCTCCGTTTGTGTGCTCTACGTTCTACCAACGGATGTCTCCTCACGAGTTTTCCGAGCGGGTCCACCAGGAGGCGAAGAAGTTCGACGCCTTGTGCGTGGTGGAGAGCAACTCGTATGGGCTTGCGGTCCTTGAGCACCTTATGGGCAACGACTACGCATACGTGTTTAAGCGAACCCAGTACGACAAGATGGGCGAGCGGTTCGTCGAGAAGATCGGATTCAACACAAACGTGTCGACCAGGCCCGTGATGATAAGCCGGCTCCACGAATACGTTTCAAAGAACTGGCTAGACGTGGTCGACGACCGCATGAAGTTCGAGATGAACACGTTCATCTACAACGACAAGGGAAAGCCTGTTGCCCAGTCAAAGCGCCACGACGACATGATCTTCGCCTATGCGTTGACACTAATGGGCATAGACCAGCTAGACGCCATGACCGAAGAGGTTCATTCGCGTGAGCCCACCAATGTGCGCGAGATGTTGCAGTTTGAACTGAACACTGGCAAGGTCTTCAACAAAGTGCATGCCAAGGCGAACTCAGATCGCTGGGGCGTTCCGCACAACATGTCCTCGTTGATGGATACGTCAACGTTGAAATAATTCGCTGTCGAGCGTTAACCGAAGGAGATTTCATTGAGCATGCTAAGTCAGGAAGATCAAAGTCTTTTGGCCGATTTCCTCAACGGGGATGTCCCCGCAGAGGAGCAGCCCAGTGAAACTCCACAGGCCCAAGAGGCAGCGTCCGACCCCGCTGAGGACGTACAAGCAAATGCGGAAGGAGAGGGAGATGCAGGCAATTCAGAGGTCGCGGACCACAGCCCCGCTGCTGAAGAAGACCCTGCTCCGGGCCACCGAGTCCCGTATAACCGGTTCAAGCAGGTGCTTGACGCGCGCAATGGCTTCAAGAGCGAGATCGACAGACTGTCGGCCGAGCTTGAGCAGGCTAGAGCAAGTCAAGCTACGGCCCCTGCTGCTCCCCCTAAGGCTACCAAAGAGGAAAGCGGTTCTGACGCTGCTTGGCTAGAGGAGCTTCTCAAGGAAGAGGGCTCGTCTAACCAGGAGTTGGTCAACAAGATCCGTGCCGAGTTTGGTGGAATTAACGAGCGCATCTATCAACAGGAAGTCGCAGTTGCAGGCCAGCAACTCGAAGCCGAGGTTGATCATGCGCTTGCTTCATTCCCGTCGGTTCCTCGTGAGGTAATCTACCAGGCTGTTGCCGACAACCCAGACGTGACCGCGCTTCAGGTTGCCGAGCATTACACCGCTCAGGTGGGCGGCATCGAGGAAGCAGCCATCGCCCGGTATCTTGCCGAGAACGGACTCGAACAGACTCCGTCTCAGCCAGCGCCGGAGGCTGCTCCTCGTGTCGAGTCATCTGGCGACATGCAAATGCAAAGCCCGCCTGAGACAACGAAGCTTCTGTCTATCGATGAGGGCACCTCCGCTTTGCGGAAGTTCCTCAGCAACAACCCATTTGGATGAGGGAGTAACTCACCATGACAGCGACAGTAGGAACCCTGGCAGCCCCAGGGACCCTGGCCGCGATCCTCAAGGAATTCTACCTTGGGCCGGTCCAGGAGCAGCTTAACAACGAGGTAATGGTCCTCGAACTCATGCAGAAGACCACCGTGGACTGGAACGGCAAGGTCGCCATCATTCCCGTACACCTCGACCGTAACTCGGGCGTGGGCTACCGGGCTGAGGGCGGAACCCTTCCGGTTGCCGGTCAGCAGGGCTTCAACCGTCTTCAGATCACATCCGCGTACCTGTACGGACGATTCCAGGTCACCGGCCCTGCCATGGCTTCGGCTGGCAAGGGCGGCCCCAACTCGTTCATCGGGTGGATGGATGCCGAGATGAAGAAGCTCGTCACCGACGTCAAGAACGAGGCAGACCGCAGCATGGTCTCCGGTGGTCGCGTTCTGGGCTTCATCAACGAGCACGAGAACAAGACCAACGCCGCAGGCCCGATGACCTACGAGTTCTTCGGTGATCTTGAGAAGCTTCAAACGCTTCACAACATCGCAGCGAACCTCGCGGCTCCTGTCGATCTCCGAATCGAGTTCATCCGCATGGACACGTATGAGACGATCGCCACATGGGGCGGTGGTCCGAACGCTTACGGTGACCTCCAGGCGGCTGGCACGCCGTTCGACTTCGCCAACCGCACGTTCACCATGCGAGCCGCTGCGGTCAACGATCTCGATCTCACCGGGCTCCCGGACGGAGTCGCGTGCGCTGTTCGTATGCCTGACACCCAGGGCAACGCTCCTGCGGATGTTGCTATCGAAGCCGTCATCGGCACCCAGCCGGTCGGCATCTTCGGCAACATCGCAGAGCCTACGCACTTCACCGTGGACCGAACGACGGCGACGAACACGGCTACGGCCTTGCAGTCGACGGCGATCACCATGGCCACGGCAGGCAACCATGACCGAGCGGACATCGGGCTCACCCGAATCCAGGCAGTCATGGACACGGTGCTCAACACCTCTGGCACGGAGCCGAACATCATTCTGATGAACCCGCTCCAGCGCCAGAAGTATGCGGCCCTGTTCCAGCTTACCGCCGGCGCGTCGAACGCGGTGCAGAACGTCAGCGGCGAGAAGTCGGGAGCGTTCAACGGCGGCTTCAGCGGGCTGTCTTACGGCAACATGCCGCTCAAGACCTCCCGCCACGTTGCCAACGGCGGTCTCATCTTCCTCAAGACCGACACGTGGAAGCTCCTGGAGCTTCAGCCTCACGGTTTCGCGGATGTGGACGGCGACGTCCTCCTTCGAGTCCAGAACCAGGATTCGTATGAGGGCTACTACCGCTGGTACTACAACACCGTGTGCGTACAGCCGAATCGCAACGCGATTCTTGCAGGTCTGACTCTCCTGTAGCCCATCCCTTGGGCCCCGGAGGTCTCCCTGTGCAAAGCGTCCTCATCATCTTAGCTTCACTCGCTTTGTTGATGGGGGCGCTTTGCCTTTTTTTGGTCTCCTACTACGTTTACCTTTTGATCAAGAAGGTGAAGATAGAGGAGGATATTCTTCTCGCCAGACAAGGGGACCTGTCCAACGTCCCTGTGTTTGACGTCGTGTATGGAGACAATCATGGCTGACCTTACGGGCATGGCGGAGCGGGCCTACTCGCCGCGTCAGGCTGCCGCTATGCAGTTCAGCGGCGGCCCAAAGAAAGATAAGGGCTTTTTGTCTAAGGCGCTAGACCTTGGAGGGAAGGGGCTTCAGCTTTACGGCACCGCCACCGGCAACCCTCTTTTGGCGGGCGCCGGGTCTCTCGCGTCTTCTTTTGGCTCTGGCAGCGGCATTGACATGGGCGTTGTTGGCGCGGGATTGAAGTCTGCGTATGACTACAAGACGTCTCCGTCCGCCAAGTACCGAGATCCCTCTAGTGGGTTTATGGATGAGTACGGGTTGAAGGGGCTATGATTAAAGACAAGTTCCCCCAAAACATCCGAGGAATCATTGAGTCCTCGAAGACGGAGAAGTCTGCCGAGCGCAGGCTTTGGAACATTTCCGCTCGCTTCCTTGAGGGTCGTCAGTGGATTAACGACAACCGGCGCATCACCCAGCTAGACCGTGGTCGCATGGCCAACTCTGAAGGCCAGACAAAGGTTACGGTCAACCTGCTTGTCAACATGTACCGCAACGTGTTGAGTCGACTGGCCCTGAGCTACCCCTCGATGGCCGTGCTTCCTGCCTCTCCGTCTAACGAAGACATCGTCAAGGCGAAGTCTTGTGAGATCGCCCTTCGCTACTACTGGCACGAAGACGGGATGAAGTGGAAGCTTGAGAAGCTTATTCAGATCTTGCTTCAGTTCGGCACGGCGGCCCTTCACTCGTTCTACGACCCCGGCACGGGGAAGGTTAAGACGGACGTCTACCGGCCTCACGACATCTTCTTTGAGCCTGGGGTTATTGATCCTGACGACAGCCAGTGGATTGGCCTGCGCCGCTTTGTGACCAGGGAGTCCTTGAAGAAGACGTTCCCCGAGCACTCAAAGCAGATTGATGAGGCCCCCAAGGCCGAGGACTTGAACTACGGCGTTGTCAGCACTGGCGTGTCGAACTCTCCCCCGCGCAACCGGGTGGAGTTCTATGAGATCTACTGGCGCGATGGCCGGTGCGCGATGATTGTCGGCAACACGTATCTGTACAAGGCGGTCAAGGACAAGGACATGTTCCCTGTTCAGATCGTCCGCTACACAGAAGTCGACCGCCGTCTTTGGGGCATCAGCTTCCTGGCTCCGCTGTTGGATTTGCAACTTCTGTACAACCGCGCACGGTCTCAGATGATCCAGAACGTGGAGCTTATGGGTAACCCCAAGTGGTTGATCCCAAAGACGGCGGGAGTTTCTTCTACGTCCATCACGTCCAGGGCCGGAGAGAAGATCTACTACAACGCGGCATCGCCTCGCCCAGAGCAGGTCATGCCGGCCCCGTTGCCCGAATACGTGACCCAGAACATCATGAGGATTCAGTCTGAGATGATGGACGTTGGCGGAGTCCACTCCGTCACCCTGGGCAAGAGGGCTGTGGGCATCACGTCTGGCAAGGGCATGGAGACCCTGACCGAGCAGGACACCAGCCAGCTTCAGATCACCCAGCAATACATTGAGCGCGGCGTGGCCAAGACCGCCAAGTGCGTTCTCAAGCTAATGCAGAGGCACTACCAAGAGCCCCGCATGATGGCCATGTTCGACCAGTACGGGCGCGCGGTGTACAACGCCGTACAGTCGACGAGCCTCTCTGACGCCCCGGAGGTCTTCCTCCAGGCCGGGAGCCTGTTCCGTGACGAGGCCCAGGACCGAGACGCCAAGGTCATGCAGTTGCTTGAGATGGGCTTGATTGAGCGAGACGAGGCCCTGAACGAGCTATCGTTCCGCACTGGCAACCAGAGAATCTCTGAGAAGATTCAGTCTCTCTCGCACGCCAGGGACATGCTCGCGGTCATTATCGGTGGCGGCATGATTGAGATCTTCGCCAACGACGACATCGACGCCTTTAAGCAGGTGTTCACGGAGTTCATGAAGACTGCGGAGTTCTACTCCATGGAGCCGGAAAAGCAGAACTACGTTCGCGATGTTCTGGTTTCAATCGCAACCGCTGGGGCTCCGTTCGACGACTACGTCACCGCCCTCAACAACGCGAAGATCTTCCCGCGCCAGACAGCAATGTCAGAAGGCCCAGGGAACGTGGCAGCCAACATCGGCTCGCAAACGTCTCCTGCCTCGCAAACCCAGGTCGCGCAGCAGCAGGCAGCCAGCGCGTCCCGGTACGGCAGCATTGGCGCGGCAGAGCATAAGATCACCAATCGCAACGAAGCCCTCATTGGCTCGCGCAGAGGAGGTCCGGCGTAATGGCTAACGCAGAGTTTGTAATCAACACGTTCAGGACCTACATCGACGAACCCGACCAGACCTTTGTGCCCAACAACCTGGTCACAAAGATGCTCCAGGTCGGCTACAACGAGTTCCGAAACAAGGTCATTACGTACGACCCAAGCATCTACGCGCGCACGGCAGAGTACACGCTTACTGACGCAATCCAGCTAGACCTGTCTGCCGTAACCCCGACGGGCTTTGCCGGCCCAATCGTGGGCGCCCTGGCCACCACGCCAGGCGAGAGGCTGGAGATGTTGATCTCCGCCTACCGGCCTGGGGAGACAACGGGAACACCGCTGGTGGTGTACAACCCAGTGCAAAGCCTCGCGGCACTACAGTCTACGGTCGGCAGCTACTTCTTCACGGACGGCATCTTGATGTTCACCGGGAGAATCACAACCACACTGCGGCTGGCCTATGTCCCCGACTCCAACGTAAGCTGGGATCCCGCCGCCCCCTCTGCCTATATCGATGATCTCGGACTATTCCATGACCTCATCGCCCTTTACGCATATAAACAATATGCGATCGCAGACGCGGCGATAAACGAGCCATTGCTGTATCAGCTTGAAAAGAGGGAGGCGGCCTTGGAGGAGTACCTGACACACAGGAACGTGGGCAGCGCGAACTACGTCAACGACGTGTCTTCAGCAGACTACTGGCTCTAGCATGGCCGTAAGAGGCAACCAGATTGAGGGGCTAGGCGGAGGTATCGAGGCAGATGCTCCGACCAGGGGCACCTTTGCGCTCAACATGCTCTACCGCAACAACTCCTGGGAGGCCCGCAGCGGCTTCGGCCAGGTGGCGGAGATCGACACCTCTATGGGCGCCATCCGCAGGGGCGCAAGCACAGAGGAGTGGGGCTACAAGCGGCACCTTGGCTCAAGGATTATTGAGACAAACTTTGGCCACCAGCAGATCCTCAGCGTGTTTGAGGGCGTGGCGTACACCGGAGACAGGGAAGAGGGGGACCCCTATGGCGCGACAGCGGACGAGAACGCGCTGTCCCTCACGGCCCAGATGCCCATCTACCTGGTGTCGATCTACGACATCACAACCGACGAGCACTGGGAGAGCCCGCTTTACTACCACACCTCCAGCAACTCGACGTCTACCGACACCAAGGTAGAGATGGACGAGTGGCACGCCAACTTCGAGTCGGCCTGGCAGTTCGCATACGAATACCCCGCAGCGGATGAGGCGGTGTTCCCGGACATGCCGAACACCCGGACCACCAACAACCAGTCCTGGATCCGGGCCACAGAAAACGCATCCCCGTTCTTTTTCGCAGAGGCAAACGACGAGTTGTTCTTTGGGAACACGGACACAGGGCTGATGGCGTACATCCCTGCGACGTTCAGGGGGTTCAGAAAAGGCCGCAAGGTAATCCAGCGGCGAGGCAGAGAGCATCAAATCGACACGGTTCACGAGTGGACCTGGTCTCCGTACTACGGAGAGTCGTCGATGATAGTCCCGGTGACTGCGGCTGACGGCCCATACAGCGCGGGCATGACGTACCTAAACAAGACGGAGTTCCCTCGGCCGGCTGGGGGCACAACCTTCAATGGCCGGCTGGTTTTGTTTTCGGGCCGCACCCTTTATTTCTCTGACTTCAACTACCCGGCAAGCATCCTCTCCAGCAACATCCTCCCGGTTGGGTCGGAGAAGGAGATCACAGCCGTAGTTGAGCACGTGGGCAACCTCATCATCTTCACCGAGGACGAGACCTGGTACTACCAGCCGACCCAAGGGGTGGTGATAACCACGGGCAGGCTCGTCCGCCTTGACCCCAACAGAGGATGCGCGGACGCGGGGTCCATAGTTACGGCCGGTGGAGGGCTCGTTTGGATGGACAAGAACGGCGTATACGTAATGCGCGGCTTGTCCATCCAGACAATTTCCAATCAGATCAGCCCATTCTTCACCGACTACATGTCGAACCCGCTCACCAACTTCTTCACCAAGAGCGGCAACATCTCCAACCCGGTGCCCCAGGAGCAGCAGCTAACCCGACTGCGCTTTGACCCGGCAGGCATGAGCGCGACCTACTGCCACAAGCTAAAGGCAATCATCTGGGCGCTGCCGGCCAACGACCTCATTCTCTACTACCGAGAAGACAGGTGGGCTATCTGGACCACCCAGACCATGACCAACACCGCGCTCGACGTGCAGGTCCAGAAGAACATTCGGTCTCCGTGGGTGGGCAGCACTCCAGAAGACCTGTTCCTTGTTGGGTCTTACCCGGAGGGCGTGGCGGGCCAGACAGCAGACAGCCAGACCATCGACATGGCCGGCAACCGCAGGGCAAACGACGACACCAGGTCTCGCCCCTGCTACCTTCTTCGATACGAGCGAGGGGGCTCTGTAGACAGGAGCGTTGAGCTTGGAGAGGACAACCGTGGCGTTGTTGGCCGGTGGAGGCGCGACGGCGTTAACGGAAGCGGCTCGCTCACCCCTGCACAGACAGACCACTTCCTGTACGTAGGAAAGCCCATACCCATTCCCACCGGCTTACAGCTAAGGACCCTCGGGGCCACGACGTCGAGAGAGGACACGTATCTTGTGCCTATCGACGTGGTGTGCGGAACGACGTTCTATGACCACCTTCCCGTCCCAACCCTGAGCAGGGCAACCCATTCCATCAACGGTGGCTACGACATTGGATACCAGAGGATTGAGATCCTCCTGTACTTTGACAAGACCCACTGGACCCCGCTTACGGTTCCGGGGCTGGCAACCGGCGTGGACTTTGCTCTCGACTCAGAGAGGCTGCCCACGTTCAAAACAGGAGGAGGCACTAGCACCTGGACCGTAACCAGGACAGACGCTGCCGGTGTTGCTGATGCCGCTGGCAGCTACATCAACATATCCTTTAACTCTGCAAACGGCGGCGCTGGCACTACCGATTGGGCTCACTGGCCCTTCCTGAACACCCCGGCCATGTCGCTGTCCAGGCTTCTGTATATTCCGTTCGAGCCTACGCAGTCTGCGGCCCTGTCCGCCTACACTGTCGGGATGGGCATTGAGGTAAAGAACAGCAACGTGTTCCCGGAGAAGCCCAGTCGCTCGGTGACCAACACCCAGGACTACCTCAACCTGATTCCCTACGTGTGGGACGAGAGCAAGCTTGGCACCATTGAGAGCGAAGACAACAACGTGGCGCAGCCCATCGACTGGGCCTACAAGACTCAGAACATCTCCGCAGAGGGCGATGTTCAGATCAAAGGAAGGGGCGTCAACGTTGTCGGCATCTCACACGGAATGGCAGACACAACGCTCAGGCTTGTGGATACGTGGCCCTTTGGCCTCTTAAACTGCGTTTCGGGGTCCGACGTGAAGGAGTGGTCGTCTCAGGTCATAGACGTCGTTCCTGCGACCGATACGGCCAACTCCACGGAGAACACCCCGGCCGTGGTGTCTAGCCCCAACAAGACGTCAATCCGAACCCGCTACAAGAAAAGCGGTACGGCAACGCTGGTGCCCGACACGTTTACCAACTCAGGAGCAGACGGCCCGTTCTACGGAACCCCGGGCCAGGCAACCACAAACTACGCGCAGCTAGTGGATGACGAAGAGGTGACCCTGCTTAACATCAGCGATGGCATTCGGGGGCAGAGCGTGTCGTACATGCTGTGGGGGCACCTACAGAACAAGGCGGAGAAGGTTGTCCTTGAGTCGGCCAAGGTTGTTATTCGCGTCCTTGGGGGCATCAGGAGGACGGGTCGCTGATGGAGATACTGGAGCTAGACGCAGACGGGATTCCCCTTCAGAACCGGATGATCCGAGACAGCCTGGCGGACAAGGTTGACGGCCTAGACATCCACCCAGAAGGCCAGCCCGTTGAAGAGGACGAGACAGAGTTCAACGCCTTTAACCTGTCTTCGGAGTGCCCGCCTCTCCAACTCTCAAAGCCGTACACCCTGGTCAGCGGCAACGGCACCTTCGTCCAAGCAGACAAGACGTCAGACATAGGCGAAGACGCCATGTTCCACGGGGTGTCCTTCTCTACCGTTGAAGACAAGCCCAATATCGCAGCCCTTAAGATTGCCGCAGACAAGCGGGCCATCTTCGTGGGCTGCACCTTCCATCGACTTGAGAGCATGAACACCACGGAGATTGTCACCGTGGAAGACGGCGGACAGGCCATCTTTATTGGCTGCCTGTTTGTAGGCGGCACGCTAGGGGTTAAGAACCTGGGCGGAGCGCCTGACGCAGGCAACGTCATCCTTATCGGATGCTCGAAGAGAGAGATGGTGATATTTGGTGACCACGTAACACTCGTCAACTGCTTGAGCTAACATGGCATACGATCACAAAAAGTCGAACCGGACGCTGACAGACGAGCAGTTCAGCGATGGCACGACCATTGACGGGACCCGCATCGACCAGGCGCTGCAAGACTCGGTTGAGCATTTCAACGAGGTGCCCGCCGGGGATGCGTCTACCCGCATGACCCAGCAGCAGTTTGTGTTTGGGTACCAGCCCGCCATGTACACCTCGATGCCAGACACCAAGGGAGTGTCTCTTACTGGGCACGCTGCGGACAGGTTCCCTGCTAAGTACCGGGCGGCCAAGGGAACCACAGAGGGGACGACTCTCCCGTGGCTTCCCCTGAAGAACAACAAGTACACGACCGTTACGACCAACCCGTCTACCAACTGGGCCGCTGGCGCAGGCAAGGTGACCCCTGATGACTTGCAGTCATCAACCCCGTCAATCGGCTTCCAGAACAAGTGGAGGTACAAGGGCACCAAGATTCGCGAATGGGGAGACGGCATCTCAGGAGAGATATCCAACGACGGAGCCACAGAGGACGCAGACTGGGCCGACTTCTGGCTAAATGGACAGGGGGCATCCGCAGACCAGAGAAGGCTGTCCAACGGGTACCAATACGTATGGTCCCATAGCTGGAACTTTGCTGAGCCCTGCCTGCTTCACGACCTGATGCTCTTCTTGCGGACGGACCGGCGAGGACAGTATTTCGGATATTACTCCAAGCCGTTCGGCTACGTTGCCCAGGGCGCGACCAGCTACAAGACCAATGCTGCCTGGTCATGCAAGCAGCTTTACGTTTCCATCTGTGTGGACAACCCGTTCGCCCAGGAGGACCGATCCATGAATGACAACGAGGTTGTTATCTGGAACCGGAGGATCGACGCGGCGTCCACCCACTCGGCGGGCCGATACGCAGCAGGGCAGTCCCCTACCGAGAACTACACCGACATGGAGCCTCCGGTATTGTTTTCCCCTCCCGGGTCGGGCGGTGACGACTTTTACGGGTACGTCTACCGACTGTCTGACATGAACATTCCAATCCACAGGAACGCCCGCGTCAGGATGGCCATCGCGATTCCGTGGTACTCTCAGATCACATCAACCCCGTCAGGCGGCACCCCCGTGGCCGGAGAGGGCAACATCCGAAAGGGATGGGCAGATCCCAGGGCGGCGAACCCAGGAACACAGACGACCATGTTCATGAAGTCGTATTGGCAGGGGAACGGCGGCACGATTGCAGACAGCCCCCTCGGCACAGAGCCCATGGGCGGGATGTCCATTAACGGCTGCCTGACCACGCTTGAGGAATCGACTGACTGATGTCCAAGGTAACTAGAAAGAACCTGCCTCGCGGGGTGGTGCTGACGGTAGACCATGCGTTTGATCCCATTGAGGGGATGGAGGCGCAGCTAGAGGCCGTCAGCCTGGACACCGACCAGATGGAGGCTCCCTACAGCACGTTTAGGGTAAGCCTCAACACCCCCTGGCTGGACTCTAAATACTTTTTCGACAACGCAACCACGGACGGCGACACGATCAGCGAGACAGCAACCTCTTGCGATGCGCCGTACTACATCCCGTTTTGCCTGCCCCCGCTGCAAGATGACTGGCCCGCTACCGACTCGGCGCGAGTGTCACCCGGCCAGTCGATCCCTGTGCTGGAGGAGATCTCCTTCTCGTTCGACCAGGCCGACGAGCCGGCTGCAATCATGAGCCAGTGGTTTGGCAAAAAGACATCGACCACCAAGGTCACGTCCGCAGCAACCACCGCCCCCGCAGGCCCTGCGACCTATGGCGGCTACCAGCTAAAGTCGTCAACGGACCCGTTCCCAAACGACTGGTGTCCCAATCCATACGAAGGCAAGAAGTCCTACGACAGGACGGACGCCTACGACTTCCGGCTTGTTATCTACGAGAAAGAGCAGTTCGCCTGGAACGACCTCGGAACAAACACCATGACCCCAATGGAGATGTCCAGAGACCTTAAGGAGGTCGTCTCCATCTCTTATCCGGCGACCAACTTTATTGGCACCATCGCCAAGTTTAACCCGGACACGGTCACAGGAATCAACCGGCAGTTCAGCCCATTTAAGACCTACGTTGCCGCGCTGTTTGCGCCAAGGCTGCATGACTTTGATGCCAACCGCAGGCAGCACGCGGCGCTGGTGAACGTGTGGATTGGCCTCAAGTTCAAGGCCAAGCGGGTGCAAAGAGACATTGGGTCTGCGGCATCCTCCCCGCCTGTCGTGCAAAACATCCCGACCCAGGCGAACTACAGCGGACGACTGGCGGAGTCGATCACAATTACAAAGCCCGTGGCTGGAGACCTGGTTAGCGCGGACGTTTTGCCGAGCGGCATCAACACCAACCTTCAGAAGATTGACCAGGTTTTCCACGATAAAATCAGAGGCGGGTACAGCACCCAGTCGATGACGTACCCAGAGGAGCAGATAGCCCAGGACGCAGGGTACGACGTCATTGCGGTTCCCCTCGGCCAGGGGTTTCCGTTCAACAGGATGGGCGCGCGCGACGACTTCCCCCTTGCGCCGTACACCTACAACAACGGGACCAATTTCATTCAGACCACCGCCACCCCTCCGGTGGCCGCCGACTACGGAACCAACGGAGAGAAGGCGTACCTGGACCGCAGGGTCATCCCCATCGTAGAGCCGTTCACCCTCCACCACGTTATTTTTGGGATGAACCATACGTCCGACCGGGTTCCGGTGTCATGGAACCACGTCAACGACGGCAGCGTGACGGACGTGCCCAACTGGCTAAACGCCACGCAGCCGGCAGGCCAGCAATCCCCCGGCGTTGGGTCTGTAGCCGTGACTGTTCTTGGTGCCGGATACGCCGCAGGGACAACCGTTGCCACCACCGCCACTAGCGGGTCGGGCACGGGTCTTACAATCAGGGTGACGTCCGTCGACGGGGCAGGGGGCATTACTGGCTATGCGGTTGCTTTTCCCGGGTACGGCTATGTCAACGGGGATACGGTGACTGTAGATGGTGGTGCGCCCCTGGCCCAGGCGACAGTGACGGTCAATGCCCGCTCCGCTATCTACTCGGTGGGCGTCGGCATGGTCAGCGGCCCTGGCGGGGACGACACCGAGTATCAGCAACTGGCGTACAGGTCGATCACCAACGGGGGGATTTCCCCGGCGAGCGCGACGGTCCCCAAGGATTTCTTCATTGACGGCGTTAACATGGACCTGCCTGCCCTCCAGTCCGCAACGGATACGGCAGAGTACAAGCTGGTCAACGTCCCCCTTGTTGGCGCTGGCGGAAAGGGCTACACCGCAGGTGGCACGCCTGTGTTCATTGGGCAGTCCAACACATACAGAGAGCAACGAAAGGGCGTGAGCGACGTGCCGGGGCTGCCGGTTTACAGCGACGCCTTTGACGGCAAGCCGGGAATGGAGAGGTACCTAGAGGTTCGGCTTGAGGTCGATCCAGAGTACCCTGTCCACAAGGTGGACCCGACAACCCCCGCTGATGTTGAGTTCGGCGGAAACTATAACCAGCAGGATATCTTTATTGGATACGGTGGCTGCTGGGTGTATTTGATTGGCAAGAAGCATCTAACGTAGGAGCGCGACATGAGAGGCTTGTTTGGTACCCTTGCGGGTACTCTTCGCGATGTTGGTGCCGGGATTATCGGGGTCGAGACCCAGGGGCAGAAGGATCGGCGCAGGGCCAGGGGCAGGGCGGCCCAAAGAAACAAGGACCTGTTTGGGCAAAACATCGCCGCGTCTGAGGCCGCAGAGAAGAGCATGCGAGAGCGCGAGGCGGCGATGCAGTCTAAGATGGCGGCTGCGCCAGGGGCAGCGCAACGCGACGTGGCAGAGGCCGCCGCTCTTGGCATGGGCCGGGCAAACATTGGGGGTCCCGGGTCTATCGCCGCGTTCCGTCAGGCCGGGATCAAGGGCCACGACGCCCTGGCTCGCGGAGAGGCGGACCTTGCAACGGCGAACCTGGCCATGGAGCGGGGAAGGCAGACCGACGAGACCCAGAACATGATCGAGGTCAACAACGCCCTCAACGCTGCTCGGCAGGCTGGTGCGCTGGACCAGAATGCCATCGCCAGGATCTCCGGCATGGCAAGGAGCAAGGCTGCGCGCGACCTGGTGCAGAACGCGATGGCCAACTACAAGGCCCCCAAGAAGGCAAGCCTTACCGGCGACGTTGGTAACATCCTGGGCTACCTGACTACATAGAGGGCGTCATGGCGAGAGCAATACCAGGCAGCGCGGAGATCTTGGCCATCTACGGCCACCGCCCAAGGAACCGGATGGAGTTCGCCCAGAGGCAGGAGCGACCCCACCCCCTGGCCACCCTGGAGACAGTCGTCCAATCGCCCCTCATGGACCTGGCCGTGGCAGGCATCTCTCGCGGCATGGACGAGTACGACTATTACCAGCGAGCCCAGGCAGAGAAGGAGCGGGTCAAGGCCGCCAACCAGGGACGCAACGAAGAGCTTGGGGCCATCCGCGCAGAGCGAGAAGAGCTACAGTCCAAGCTGGGCGCCATCCCCCAGAGCGCTATCGACACCGCGACGGCTATGGGGCAGGCAGGGTTTACGAGCCCCGCCCCTCCTGGCGTTGAGTACCTGGAGAACGTTGGCCCCTCGGCGTACCCCATTGGCCAGATTGGATCAGAGCGCAGGGACGTCACGGGCTCGCCCCACGGTGAGTTCTATCGACAGGTGCCGATCGGAGGCATGGCGCAGCCAAAGCCTGGCGGCTGGGGCGACTACACCTATGAGCAGATCCAACAGATGCTCTCCGACCAGAAGCGGCTTGAAGAAGCCGAGGCCAAGGTCGCGCCCGCTGTTGAAGGCAGGTTCATTCCCAGAACGAAGGAAGAGTTCATCATCGCCATCCAGAGCGAGAAGGACCCAGCCCGACGACTGGAGCTTATCCAGCAGGCACGCAGCGCAGTAGACATGCAGCCCACTAGCCTGATTGAGGCTGTCGGTGGCGTGAAGGGTCGTGAGGCTCAGGCCGCAGTCCACAAGGCGCAGCAGGATGCAGACAAGGCAGAGGCTGCTGCCAAGGCTGCTGAGGTAGAGGCCAAGCTTGCCGAGCGGGACATGAAGGTCAAGGAGCAAGACCAGAAGTCCAAGGCGGAGAAGCGATCAAAGGAGATTGCGAAGCTCGACAAAGAGACGCAACTTCTGGGCAAGAAGCTGGAGAAGATTGCCCGCAGGGCCAAGGCCAACTCCGCCCTGGGCAGAGACACCCAGAAGTTCTTCAGGATTGTGGGCGAGTACCCCGGCGATTCGCTGCCGGAGAAGCTCAAGAACGCATACGCTGACGGTGGCGGCGAGGGGAGGAAGAGCTTCCAGGACAAGCTGGATGAGCAGATCGGAGCCAAGTCCAACCGCGTGTATACGAAGATCTTAAACCAGTTCCCGACCATCAAGAAGCTAAGCAGCAAGGGCGGCGACAACGAGGCGAAGATCGCCGTTCGCCGCAAGGCCCAGATTGACGCCCTCTCGAAGAGATCTGGCGCGGAAGAGACAATCAGGCTGCTAGGCGGAAGAGGTGCCGAGCTTAGCGATGAGGCCGCCGCCGAAGAGATGCAAAAGGCGTTGGTTGC